AACGGAAATTTTCGGTGTGTTTACCGAAAATAAAACAACAATAAAAAGGAACAAATAAAAATGAACCAAGTAACAACTAAAAAAGAAGGAGCATTAGCAGTAAACTTGTTTGAAGCTGATGCAAACAAAGGTTCTCAAAACATAGCGCAAGAAGATCTTGCGTTACCTTTCCTAAAAGTTTTGGGACAACTATCTCCAGAAGTAAATAAAAGAGATGGTAAATATGTCGAGGGCGCAGAACCCGGCAAAATAATAAATACAGTTTCTAACGAGCTGTATACGTCTATCAATGTGTTACCTGTCTTTTACAAAAGACAATACATTGAATGGCAAGACAGAGGCGCCAGCACTGGTGCACCTGTTGCTATCCATGAGGCAGACAGTGATATCTTGAGTCAAACCACAAGAGGTAAAGACTACAAAGATAGATTACCAAATGGTAATTATCTTGAGAACACTGCAAGTCACTTTGTGATTTTATTGGGTAGTAGTCCCCAAACAGCTTTGATTTCTATGAAAGCTACTCAATTAAAAGTGAGTAGAAAATGGAACTCAATGATGATGGGTATTAAAATGCAGGGTAAAAACGGTTTGTTTACTCCGCCAACATACAGCCACATTTACAATCTAAAGACTGTTCAGATGTCTAACGACAAAGGAACATGGTTTGGATGGGATGTGTCAAAGGTTGGTCCTATCGAAGATAAATCAGTCTACGATATAGCAAAAGGTTTCGCCGACCAAGTAGGTAAAGGTGAGATCCAAGCTAAACACGGATCGGAAGAATCAAAAACAGATTCTCCATACTAGAATCCTAGGTGGTGGGCATCAAAGCTAGCGTGGAGATGCCCACGATTAAATTATGTCGGTAGAAAGATTTAAAAGTATATTTGCAGGATTAGACCGTGCACATGGTGTCACTTATGTAGATAAGAAAGGTGCTGATGGTCAAAAGATAAAAGGCAAATCATTTGTAACTAGAGCTTATGTTGCAGATGANATGTGGTTAAAACATTTACANGGCACAGAACCAAGCCTTGGTATCATTCCAATAACAGATCAAAACACATGTAAGTGGGGTTGCATAGATATAGATTCATACGCAGGCTTTGATCATAAAAAATTAATAGATAAAATAAAAAGTTTAAACTTACCATTGTTAGTATTTAGATCTAAATCTGGTGGAGCTCACGTATTTTTATTTACATCTGTATTTATAGAAGCAAAATTAATGCGAGATAAATTATTATCTATTAGTGCAGTGTTAGGATATGGCGGATCAGAAGTTTTTCCAAAACAAGTAGAATTAAAATCGCAAGATGATACAGGAAATTTTTTAAATTTACCATACTTTTTCTGGTGATGATACAACAAGATATTGCTTTAACGATAAAGGCGAAGCTGTTAATCTAAAAAGTTTTTATTTATTGTATGATTTATATAAACTTACACCAGAACAATTAGAAAAATTAATTGTAAAAAGACCAGAGTCTGAATTTAATGATGGTCCACCTTGTTTAGAATCCTTAACACAAACAGATATTAAAGATGGTAGAGACAGAATACTTTATCAATACATACAATATGCAAAACGTAAATGGCCAGAGAACTGGCAATCAAAAATAAATGCATTTAATTACAAATACTTTGCTAGTCATCCTGAAGGACCACTCGAAGATAAAATAGTACAAGGTAAAATAAAATTTAACGATGGTAAAGATTTAGGTTTTAAATGTAACGAGGATCCAATGTGCAATCACTGCGATAAAAATTTATGCAGGACTCGTAAGTTTGGCATTGGTGGTGAGTCTGTGTTTCCATCACTAACCGATTTACAAAAAGTATTATTAGATGAACCATACTACTGGGTCAACGTAGATGGTGAAAGAGTTAAACTAGATAACATTGATTACTTAATGGAGCAAAGATTATTTAGGAGGACTGTTGCAAAACAAGTAAACAAAAAACCTAAAAGAGTTACAGTAAAAGAATTTGAAACTTATGTAGATCAATTACTGCAGGGTGTAGAAGAAGTAGATGCACCTGTAGGGTCATCACGAATCGATCAACTATCAAATCATTTGGAGGACTATTGTTTACAAAGATCTATCGGCAGTGTCAGCAAAAAAGATATTTTAAATGGTGCAGTATATACAGAAGGCAGCAAACATATATTTACTTTTCATAGATTCTTTCATGGACATTTAACTAAAAAGAAATGGAAAGAAGATTATCAGGTAACACAACAGATGTTAAAAGAACATTGTGGGTGTGAGGAAGGACGTATGGTTATAGGTAAAAAGAAACCATCTATTATGAAAGTAGATATATTTGAAAAACCAGAAGATCAATTTACACAAAAGAAACTAAAGGAAGATGATCCATACTAATGAAAACTATAGTGTTAGGTCCACCGGGCACCGGGAAAACTCATACTCTTTTAAATAAGGTACAAGATTATTTAAAAGATGTAGACCCAGATAAGATAGGTTACTTTGCTTTTACAAAGAAAGCAGCAAACGAAGCCAAAGCAAGAGCTATGGATAAGTTTAATTATACAGAAGATGACCTTCCATACTTCAGAACTTTACACTCACTAGCATTTAGAAAGTTAGGAATCAACAAAGACCAGGTAATGCAAAAAAGACATTACGAAGATCTTGGTAGAAAATTAAATTTATTTATAGATTACAACGAACACGATCAAGAAGAGACAGGTTTGTTTACAACAAAGTCTGACTACCTGCGTTTAATACATCTTGCAAAGCTACGTAATATAACGCTGGAGCAGCAAATTAAATTAGGAGAACACAATACTGAAGTTGAGTATGATACATTAGTACATTTAAAAAATGAATTAGATAGATACAAGAAAGAATATAATTTAGTTGACTANAACGATATGATTTTAAAATTTATAAAATCAGATTCATCTCCAAAGTTTGACGTGGTGTTTATTGATGAGGCACAAGATTTATCTTTAATGCAATGGAACATGGCAAAAACTATTTGGGATAAAACACAAGATTCTTTTATTGCAGGTGATGATGACCAAGCAATATTTAGATGGGCAGGAGCGGACGTAGATTCTTTTATTACACAAAAAGGTAAACTATTAAATCTTACACAGTCAAGAAGAATACCAAGAGCAGTGCATGACTTTGCACTTGGTATAATTAAACGAGTATCAAATAGAAGATACAAAGAATGGGCACCAAGAGATCACCAAGGCTCTCTAAAATTTCATGATGATATAAAAGATTTAAATATGTCTTCAGGTAAATGGTTGGTGTTAACAAGAACACGTCACATGTTAGAAGATATAGAAGATGAAATGCGTGAACGTGGTTGGTATTTCGAAAATAGATTTAAGAGAATGCCAGAGAAAGATGCAGCAGAAGCTGCATTAGAATGGGAGTCTGCTCGTAAAGGACACCCATTAAATTTTAAACAGATAGAAAGAATATATAGTTATATGTCACCTGCGCACGCAGATAAAAATTTTTTAAAAGGTATGGCCAAAGAAAGTTTTTATCATTTAGCAGACACAGGAATAAAAACAAATGCAGTATGGTATGAAGCTTTTGATAATCTAGATTTTAGAAGAAAGAGCTACATACGTAGTATGCGTAGAAATGGTGAGAACTTAAATGATAAACCAAGAATAAAATTATCTACGATACATAGTGTAAAAGGTGGTGAAGAAGACAACGTAGTATTATTAACGGATCTAACTACAAACACAAATAGATCTTATTTAAAACAACCAGATGATGAGACGAGATTATTTTATGTTGGTGCAACACGAACAAAAGAAAACTTACACATCATCAGACCAAAAGATTATGATAAATCTTTTCCAATGGAGGACTATGAGTAAACCATACAATAAACAAATCGGAGGATCTCACTACCAAAAGTATAAGATTCAACCAAGTAAATTCGTAATTGAGAACAAGTTGTTATATCCCGAGGGTTGTGCTATAAAGTATATTATCAGACACCAGGATAAGGGAAAGAAACAAGACATACTAAAAGCAATACATTTTTTAGAAATGATAATCGAAAGGGATTACAAGTGATACAAAAACCTATGTTCACACCACAGACAGAGTGGTTACCTCCAACAGGTTTTCCTGACTTATCCAAACACGAAGAAATNTCAATCGATTTAGAAACAAAAGATCCTGGACTTAAAACTATGGGATCTGGATCTATTACAGGTAAAGGTGAAATAGTTGGTATTGCATTAGCTGTAGAAGATTGGGCCGCATATTATCCTATCGCTCATGAAGGTGGTGGTAATATGGATAAAAAGAAAGTCATGGAATACTTTGCAAAAGTTTTAAAAACTGATGCTACCAAGATATTTCATAATGCTATGTATGATGTATGCTTTATTAGAGCTGCAGGGCTAGAAATATGTGGTGACATCGTAGATACCATGATTGCTGGCTCTCTGGTGGACGAGAATCGCTTTCGTTACGATTTGGGCTCCATGGGTAGGGATTACCTCGGAAAGGGCAAAAATGAGGCTGTATTGAAGGAAACAGCTGATGTTTGGGGTGTAGATGCCAAGTCAGAGATGTATAAATTACCTGCCATGTATGTGGGTGAATATGCTGAAGCTGATGCTAGTTTAACTTTGCAGTTATGGCAAGAGATGAAAAAAGAAATATACCACCAGGACCTGGAGGCGATATTTACTTTGGAGAAAGAATTATTTCCTTGCCTCGTTGATATGCGTTTTTTAGGAGTTCGTGTAGATTTAGAAGCAGCGAGTAAATTAAAAAACAAACTATCATTAGAAGAAAAACAATGCCTGCAAAAAGTAAAAAAAGAAACAGGAGTAGATACCCAAATATGGGCTGCTCGGTCGATAGCGCAAGTCTTTCAAAAACTTCACCTACCTTTTGACAGAACTGAAAAAACAGATTCTCCATCTTTTACAAAAAATTTTTTACAGAATCACCCCCACCCACTAGTGAAACTAATTGCCCGAGCCCGTGAAATAAACAAGGCTCATACCACGTTTATTGATACCATACTAAAGCATCAACATAAAGGGCGAATTCATGCAGAGATTAATCAATTAAGATCTGATCAAGGTGGTACAGTTACTGGTAGATTTAGTTATAACAATCCAAATTTACAGCAGATACCAGCACGGAACAAGGAACTTGGACCAGCTATTAGAAGTTTATTTATACCTGAAGGTAATAAGAAATGGGGTTGTTTTGATTACTCACAACAAGAACCAAGATTAGTTGTACACTACGCAGCATTACAGAATCTCTATGGAGTGGACGAAGTATTGGATGCCTATAACCAAGGCGATGCCGACTTCCATACTATCGTTGCTGACATGGCAGAGATACCTAGATCACAGGCCAAGACTATAAACCTTGGTCTGTTCTATGGTATGGGTAAAAATAAATTACAAGCAGAGCTTGGTGTATCAAAAGATAAAGCTGAAGATTTATTTAAACAATATCATAACAAAGTTCCGTTTGTAAAAAAACTAATGGATAATGTTATGCAACGTGCGCAGAACTCTGGTAAGATTAGAACGTTACTAGGTAGACTATGCAGGTTTCATTTGTGGGAGCCTAATCAGTTTGGTATTCACAAAGCCTTGCCACATGAAGCAGCGCTCATGGAACACGGACCAGGGATCAAAAGAGCATACACATACAAAGCTTTGAATAGATTGATACAAGGATCTGCAGCTGACATGACAAAAAAAGCAATGATACAATTACATAAAGAAGGGATCGTACCACACATACAGGTTCACGATGAATTAGATATATCTGTTGCTGACGAAGCAGAGGCAGAAAAAATAAAAAGTGTGATGGAAAGTGCTGTTGACTTGGAAGTACCTAATAAGATAGATTATGAGTCCGGTCCAAACTGGGGAAATGTGAAATGATTTATGGCTTATTTAAATGCAAACATTCCTGTGGAGTACGCACAGATAAGGAGAGAGTATCTTTACGATCTTAAAAAACATCATGGAGAAGTCGAAGATTGTATCGTATTTGGTGTCACTTG